TATTCAAAAATGTAGTAGAAGCTGAAAGTATTGCTAATACTTTAGGAGCAATTGTCATTACTTTCGTTTCGGAGGATTAAAAGAATGTTTAAAGAAATCGGAAGAGTTACAGAATTATTGAAATATCCACAAAATAAAATTCTTGATTTAGATAAAGTAGCACATATCAATGGCGAAGGTTTAACACTTACCATTGCAACGGAAGAATGCGCAGAGTTAATCCAAGCTATTACAAAAGTTAAAAGATATGGATTTCATGATGAATACGAGGACAACCTACATGAAGAGATTGCTGATGTACTCATCTGTATTACTGAACTGGTATGTCTTGGCTACTTGGATATTGATAGAGTAAGAGATTATCAGAAAATGAAAATCAATAGAGAGGTAGAACGATCATTCCAGAAAGAACAGTTAAGAAAGGAAACAGAAGAACATGGAAGTTGTGAACAGTGAGAAACTGGAAGAAGTCGCCAATTATATCGGTGAAATGGAAATGTATGGAGATTGTGTCTGTTACAATTTCAATGATTCTTTAAAAGAAAATAGAATTGACGTTCCTTGTGATATTGGGAGCTGTGAAGGGAATTGCCCATTCTACTCAAAAGAAAACTTCTTGAAATGGATTAAACCAGGTGAAAAACAAACCATTGGCATTTCAGATAGACCTAATCAGATGGACTTTCTAGGATATGACAATAGAAGCAATAGTCTTCTTAATAAGGACGGCTACATCACAGCATTAGAAAAGTACTGTGTTTCCCTTGAAGAATACTGTAATGCTTTAGAATCGGATGGCAGTTCTTCAATACTAAGAGCTCAAGCCGAAAAAATTGAAGCTTTAAATTTTGCTATAAAAGGATATAGTGATAGTTTTTTTGATTTGAAACGTGCCTTAAAGATGGCTATTGAAGACGCGACAGAAGATTCTGTAGACTGGAAGAAACATGTAGATAAGCGCAATGCACGTGAATTATATAAAATGTGTGAGCTTTGTTATAAAGGCCCTGATACTTCAAAAATATCAATGTTCTATGAACTATTAGCAGCAGAGGAGTCAAAACAATGATAGTAACAGATGATCTAGATGAATATGTAGCTCTTAAAGGATTGGTTAATTATTGCTCGTATACATATGAGAGTGATACTTGTTGTAAGAATTGTAAACTTAAAGAATTATGCAGTGTAGCTGTAGGCTGTTCAACTCTCCAAAAACTCAGAATAGAATATATATCAGACAGTTCTATCGCTCCCAATAATTCTCTTACAAGAGCCCTAGAAAAGGTAGAAACATTAGATGAATGAAAGAAAGACGGTGATAAAATTGAACTTACTTTTTAGATATGTAGTTACTATTTTTTTAGATGACGGCAGTAGTTTTAAAAATTATGCAAGTAATAAAGCTGAACTAGAAGAATTTAAGAAAGCGTTCTATGAGTGTAAAAAGGAGTTGCCTTACGTATCACACGCAGTTGTCACTTACTGGATCACAGGAATCGTTGCAGATACGTGGTTATAGGAGTGATGATCAGTGTCAAGATTCATTGAAGTGTGGACATTGTTTAAATATCCACAGACCAGTAATGATTACTTTAAAATGAGAAGATACTTCTCTCTTATTAATCTAGATAATGTTACATATCAGCTAGAAACAAAAAGTAGAGCCGATAAATACAAACATTGTATATCTTTCTATTATGATAATGATAAGATATTTGAAGAAAGGTATATTGATGATGAACTTGCATTCAAAAGGCTTAATTATCTAAATGAATTCAATGCTGATAAGGATATTGATGGAGTAATTGAATTCGAAAACAAAAAGTATGATACTAAAGATATAGTAATGATTAAACATACAGGCCCTTACCAATTATATGCAGGAAAAACTAAGAACTTTTATAGATTAAAGTTGCAAACAAAAGATACTTTTATAACTATAGTTAATGAAGGATTAACAGATGGATTTAATTTTATAGACAGCATTCAAAAAAAATACATTAGATGATCATCAAGGAGGAATCAAATGAGTAGAGTCAAAGAGCAACTAGAAAATTATAGATTTCTAAAAGAGCGAGTTGAATACCTAGAAAATAGATTAGTAAATGTTAAAGCTATTAGTTATTCTTCTTATGGCTCTACTGGTATTCCTAAGACTAAACAGGATTTGATTCTTGAAAAGGATGAACTCATTAAAGAAATGGATGAGACTAGGAATCTTGTCTATTCGATTAAAGATACAAAGCATAGATGCATATTATGCTATCGCTATCTTGATGGCATGACTATTGAACAGGTAGCAGACGAAATGAATTATTCAGCTCACCACATCTGGAAAATGTTAAGAGATGCATTAAACGAGTTAGAAAATGCACAAAAATGCGAGTAAATGCGTGAAAATGAGTGGAAATGATAGTTTATACAGTTGAATGTCATGTAATCAGCGTTATATAGTTAAAATGTAGAAATAGTTTGAGAAAGAACTATTGTCCCAAAGCGCTCATAGTAGCGCTTTTTATTTTGTGAGGATTAAATATGGCACAAGGAATGAGAGGTCACTGGCATCAGTTTTATGAGGATCATTGTGAGATTAAATATGATGATGTACGTCATTGTGATAAGAAGATTGTGTTTTATCGCTGCATGATCTGTGGACGTGAACACGTTGACGTGTACTTCAGCAAGCATATAGATGCTAAACATAAGTCTACTAAAGCACTAGAAAAGAACAAAAGGAAACATCATGGCTAGAGGATACAGACCTGACCAGGATAACGCTGGTCATAGAAGACAGTTTCTTATTAATAAGAAAAAGATACTTGCTACACAGACAGTCTGCGGTATATGTGGCAAGCCTGTTGACTTCACCAAGAAGTATCCTCACCCTATGTCTCCATGTATTGACCATATCATTCCAGTGGCCAAAGGTGGTCATCCTAGTGACATGGATAATCTTCAGCTTGCACATTGGATTTGTAACCGTGAAAAGAGTGACAAGCTTTTCAGACGAATAGAAGTAAAGAGAGACAGTCAGATAATGAACGATGACCTTCCTCATAAGGTAGATTGGACTACATATAAAGCATCTTAAGACCATTTTTATTAATGGTCTTTTTTGCTACCAAAAATAGGGGCTATGTAACCCCCCTAAGTCCTGAAGATATAGAATCGCTTGTACTACGTGAATTTCTCGCTGACAAGGGTTTTGAAAATCTCGGGCACTAATTCTAAATCACTTCAAAAGCCTCTCAGAAAGGAAAAATACAGGTAAAAACATATGAATTATAAAGGAATTGAATACTTGAGAGCGAAGCTTTCGCACAAGAGAACAAAGGTATTGGAATGTTATAAGTATTATGACATGAAGGACCAGATGGACCCTTATCAGACCAACACCCTTCCTGAAAAGCTGAGAAGCATAAGCAAGAAGGTAGGATGGATTCCAAAGGCAGTTGATACATTATCCAACCGTCTTCAGTTCAATGGATTCAGTGAAGACGATATCATGAACCTTGATAAGATCTTCAGAATGAATAATAGAGATGTGCTCTTTGACCAGATGTTCAAGGGGGCAATCATCTCTTCATGTGACTTTGTATATATATCAAAGAATGATGATGGAAGCGCTAGACTTCAGGTAATAGATGGGTCCAACGCCACAGGCATACTAGATACATCTACAATGATGCTTACTGAAGGATATGCAGTATTGGAGAGAGATACAGAATTAGGGCTTCCACTTGTTGAAGCTTATTTCACCACAGAAGCGACACGCTTCTATGTCAATAGTCAACACGACCCCTCTATGGATATGGTTAATATAGCGCCTTATCCACTTCTAGTACCTGTTATCTATAATCCTGATGCAACTAGACCATTTGGGCGTAGTCTCATATCAAAGTCGCTTATAAAGTATGTAGATGATGCTAAAGAAGCATTGAGACTCATGAGTGTAAGTTCCATGTTCTATTCATTCCCTCAGAAGTATGTTGTCGGGCTTGATGATGAAGTAGAACAGTTCGATAAGTGGGGCGCTACGATGTCCTCAATGCTTGCGTTTACGAAAGATTCAGACGGAGGTGTTCCATCAGTAGGGCAGTTCAACCAGCAGTCAATGTCTCCATATAATGATGTACTCAAGACTCTTGCTTCTATGTTTGCTGGAGAGACAGGGCTCACATTAGACGACTTAGGATTCACCACAGAGAATCCATCCAGCGCCGAAGGAATAAAAGCATCACATGAAAGTCTTAGACTGATGGCAAAGAGTGCACAGGATACATTCAGTGTAGGCATCATTAATACAGGATATCTTGCTAAATGTGTTGAGGACAATAAGTCATATAAGCGTACTGAATTCGCAAATATCACAGTGAGATGGAAGCCAGCGTTTGATGTTGATGCAACTATGCTTTCAGGTATTGGTGATGGTGTATCAAAAATTAATACAGCAATTTCTAACTACTTTGATAAGGGTACGCTTGAGGATCTAACAGGTATCAGGTCTTCTAATGACAGCACTCCGGCTTATCAAAAGCCTTTAGACATAGTTGTAGATGACGGTGAAGAAGATGAACAGTGATGTATCCAAAGAACTGCTCAGGAAAATAAATAAAAGCTTCACTCTAAGTTATCAAAAGTCTGAGAAAGTAAGAAAACTATTATTAGCCATTAAAAGCAAGAATTGTGATTATCTCAAGGCAATGGAATATGCAGAAGAAGTTGGAAGGATTCTAGCTGAAGCATATATGAAGAATCTCTCTTCAGATGTTCTTCCTGATGGCAAGATGTACTACGATATTGCGAGTGCAATACTTAATCCCACATTAGAGAATAACTATGGACTTATTTCCTCTTATGTATGTGGTGCAATGGATGTCATGAATGAAAAGGCAGGCATAAATGTAAAAGCACGCAAGCCTTCCTATAATGTCAGTAAGACATTAGGACTTATTAAAAAGGTATCTGAAGCAGAGTATTTTGATGATGTAAAGAATTATCTAAATGAGCCTGTGATAACTAATGCATTATCAATTGTAGATGAAGGTGCTAGAACAAACGCAGACCTTCACTATAGTATGGGATATAAGCCTGTTATTGTGAGAAGAGCGTCCCTTGGGTGCTGCAAGTGGTGTAGAAGTCTTGCAGGAACTAAAGAATATTATCCTACTATGGATAGAGACATCTTCAGAAGACATCAGAACTGTAGATGTACAGTTATATATGATTCAGGGAACAGTGATGGGAAGGTTCAGGATGTATATTCAAAAGAATGGAAAGATAGGAGAAACAATCAAATTGAGTAAACAGTTAGCAAAAAGAACCTTAAAAAATTAGATCTTCAATTATTTGCTAAATATAAGGACATCCCTCTTTCAAATAGAGTGAAAAGTGAATTAAATACTTGGCTGAAGCATAAAGAAATAGAACCCTATTCATATATGTTTAAAGAAATTGGTGATTACAGATATTACTTCATATACTATGGCTTTGATAACTATGCTATAATTAAAAAAGAAAAAATAGAGTAAAAGGGAGTCAGACAGTATGAATTACAGTGAAATGCAAATGAAATTAAAACAATTTCTATTACCTAAGAAGACAATCACAGACAAAAGAGAGTTTGTGGATGGAATCCTTAGTTTAGTATCTCATCAAGACGATTTGAAAGAAATGTGTGATTGGATTGATGAATGTCCTGATGCAAATGAATCCGAAATTATATGCAAAGCATTGGATTTGAATATACCAAGAACTGAACCCGAAAGAGTTATTAAGTGAAATGAATAAATATTATCCAGGAGGTGGTGTCAATTGATTGTGACACCTTTTTAATTACACAAAAGTAGGAGGTTAAAGGCACATGTCTAATAAGATAGGCAGACAGACTCCTACGAATAGTTACATTATCCCCTATAAAAGCACATTAGGGAATGAAGCTATAGAACTATACAACAATACCACGCGTAATGCTATGGAATGGCAGGAAATACAGATGATGGACATAATGGCTGTTGATGATGATGGTCAATGGGTCCATATAAAATACGGATATTCAATACCGAGACGTAACGGGAAGTCTGAAATCCTTGTCATGAGAGAATTGTGGGGACTGCTGCATGGGGAAAAGATTCTACATACAGCACACCGTACAACTACATCGCATGCTTCGTGGGAGAAGCTTAAGCAGAAGCTTGATGAAAATGATTATACTGAGGTAAAGAGAGCAGATAAGGAAAAGACCTATGAAAAGTCCTATACGGCTACAGCCCAGTTCGGACTGGAGACAATAAGAATCCTTGATGAAGGTGGAGGAAGTGCTTCCTTCAGAACAAGATCATCAAAGGGAGGACTTGGTGAAGGCTTTGACCTTCTCGTTGTGGATGAAGCTCAGGAATACACTGAAGACCAGCAGTCAGCGCTTCAGTATGTAGTTACTTCATCAGAGAACCCTCAGACACTTATGTGTGGTACTCCACCAACTGCAGTATCTTCAGGTACTGTATTTGTTAATCTGAGAAAGGAATGCCTTTCAGGGGGTTCTGATACAAGTGGGTGGGCTGAATGGTCTGTTGAACATATGTCCGATGTAAAAGACAGGGATATATGGTATGAGACAAACCCCTCACTAGGTCAGACACTAAAGGAGCGTTCTGTTGCAGCTGAAGATTCAAGTGATGAAATTGACTTCAATATACAGCGATTCGGTTTATGGCTTCAGTATAACCAGAAATCCGCAATATCGGAAAATGAGTGGAATGCTCTGAAATTAGAGACTATCCCAGAGTTTAAAGGTCCTCTCTTTATTGGCATAAAGTACGGTCATGATGGCAGTAATGTTTCGATGTCAGTCGCAGTCAGAACAAAAAATGACAATATACTAGTTGATGTCATTGGATGCAGACCTATTAGAAAAGGCAACGGATGGATAATTGACTTTCTTAGAAAGGCTGATATTGCCACGGTTACAGTAGATGGTGCAAACGGTCAGCAGATGCTTATAAATGAGCTTAAAGAGGCAGGCATCAAATTAAAGATGATCATGCCAAAGACTGCAGATATCATTGCTGCAGGTGCTTCGTTCGAAAAGGCTTTATACGCTTCCAATATATGCCATTTTGGTCAGCCATCGCTTTCACAGTGCGTATCCAACTGTGAAAAGCGTGCTATTGGAACAAATGGGGGATTCGGATACAAGTCAATCATTGAAGGGGTTGACATTTCTCTTCTTGATTCAGTAGTGCTGGCACACTGGCAGTGCTCTCTCAAGAAGGCAAGAAAGAAGCAGAAAGTACTTATTTAGAAATTACGTAACTATACGGAAAAATAGGAGAATACATATGAGTTTTACACCAATCAACACACAAGAAGATTTTGACAATGCAATCAAAGAAAGATTAGCTAGAGAAAATAAAAAATATGAAGGATATATGTCACCTGACGACGTTCAGAAACTCAAGAATACTTATTCATCTTCTGAATCAGAAGAATTAAAAAATCTAAGAGAAGAAAACACAACATTAAAGAATCAGGTGGCAGGTTTCAATAGAAAAGAGCTTCTTAATAAGGTGGCTTCAGATAATAAGCTCCCTTCTTCAGCTACACAGTTCTTAAAAGGAGAAACTGAAGAAGAGCTCAATGAATCTGCAAAGGCCCTTGCTGGACTATTCCCAAAACCTGGCAATGAGCCTCAAAAAGCACCTGAACCAACAACACCTACCGCAAGCAATCAGCTTGGCGGTGAGATGTCAGATGCTGAAAAGAAGTTCAGAGAAATGAATCCAGATTTAAAATTCTAAATAAAAAAGGAGAATATATATGGCACAAGATATGACATTACAGGAAAGATACTCAAGCTGCGTATTAGCTAAGCAGAGAAAGACATCAGTGTTTGCTAAACTATTTAACCAGAATTACGATGGTACACCTACTGCAGGCGCTGTTAAAATCCCTGTAAGAGATCAAGAAGTAGAAGTAAATGAATATGACAAAACAAACGGAGTTGATCTAACTACATCTACTACTACTTACATCACACTTCCTATTGACCACGATATCGCTGTAAATGAATTGATTGACAAGCATACAGCTGCAGCTGTACCAGGAAAACTTATTGCTGAAAGATTAGATTCAGCAGGTTATTCAATGGGAATTGAAACTGATACTAATTTAGGAAATGCGTTACTTGCATGTACTGCAATCAAGGACACTGCAGCTTTAACACCAGAAACTATTTATAAGGCTGTAATTGATGCACGAACACAGGCAAGAAAAGCACACCTTAAAACATCAGAAATGTGGCTTACAGTTACTCCTGATGTGTACGGAGTATTATTGCAGTGTCCAGAATTCATTAAACCATCAAATTTAGGTGATCAGGTTGTACAGGAAGGTGTAGTAGGAAAAATCGGTGGTATTAATATCTATGAAGTAGATAACTTATCAGATAATAAAGTAGATTTCATTCTAGGCAATAGAATCTTCTGCCACTACGTGGATGATTGGTCTGTTCATGTTGATGTAAAAGACCTCAATGACGGTAAACACATCGGTGCGTGCGCCGTTCAGGGTAGAAATGTCTACGGTTATAAGATTTCAAAGCCTACTACTGTGTTTGTAAGAAAACATGTATAAGGTGATGTAGATGGATATCTATGCATCAATAGAAGATTATGAAAAAGTCTACAACATCATTTTAAATAATGAACAGCAGAAACGCTTATTGGTACTCATTGAATTAGCTTCCTCTCTTTTACGAGAGGAAGCTAATAAAAGAAAAATAAATCTAAGTGTAGCGATCAATTCATCCGATGATAAAGCAAATGTTGCTAAGATGGTTGTTCTGGCATGCGTTCATCGTGTAATGGCAAAAGATGATGAACAGGATATGCCACTTGAACAGTTCTCACAGTCAGCACTTGGGTATACTTTTAGTGGTACATATGTGAATCCTGGTGATGACCTTTATTATCTGAAAAATGAGTTAAAAAGAATGGGCATCATCAAGCAGAGATATGGAGCAGTGGAAATCTATGAGACTTAGAGGAATCACGATAACTGTATATCAGAAAAAGCCTACTGGTAGGGATGCATTCGGTCATATGCAGTATGAACATGTCCCGGAACAGGTGAATGATGTTCTTGTAGCGCCAGTCAGCAGTTCGGAATCATCATCAAATCAGAATGTATCTATTTCCAAGACTCAGTATAATCTTGCCATTCCTAAAGGCGATACACACGACTGGACAGACACTAAAGTGGAATTTTTTGGCAAGGCATGGAAGACAGTAGGTGAACCAGTAGAAGGAATTGAAGAGAACATGCCTCTTCGATGGAATAAGAAAGTAGTGGTGGAAAGATATGAGTAATCATTATAAATTCGAACTGAACAAAGAGGGCGTAAGGCAGTTGCTAAGTGGCTCTAAAATGCAGAACATTGTTTCAGCATACGGAGAAAGAGTTCAGAAAACAGCTGGCGAAGAGTATGAAATGGAAGTAAAATCCAACAAGGACCGATGCTTTGTGAGGGTCAGTCCTTCAACACCGCATGCATACTATTCTGAAAGAAAGCACAATACATTGCTTAAAGCTCTTGGCTCTGCGAGAGGTAAGTAGACATGATCATAGAATCTTTAATTATAGAATATCTCCAGAAGAAGACGGGAGTATCCTGTTATGCACAATATGATGATGCATCTCAGGATACTTTTATTGTTGTAGAAAAAACAGGAGGGTATACTGATAATTTCATCAGACATGCGACTCTTGCAATACAGTCGTATGGTTCTTCACTTTATGAAGCTGCTGTTCTCAATGAGAAGGTAAAAGAAGCAATGAATAATGCTGCAGAGTGTCCAGAAATCTCTGCAAGCAGACATAATAGTGATTATAACTATACAGATACAAGTACAAAGCATTACAGATACCAGGCAGTGTATGACCTGGTTTTTTAATTACAAGGAGGAAAAGATATGTCAAATGTAGATGCATCAAATGTAACAACAGGCAAGCCTAAGATTGGCGGCGCCGTTTGGTCAGCAACTGCCGGTGCAACTCTGCCAACCGATGCTGTCACACAGTTGGATAAGGCATTTAACTCGCTTGGCTATTGTTCAGAAGATGGTTTCATCAATGATTTTTCATCATCAAAAGAACCAATCAAAGCGTGGGGCGGAGTAGTTGTAGGATATACAGATGAAAAATTCGAAGACGGTTTCACAGTCGGCTATATAGAGTCGTTGAATCCCAACGTATTAAAAGAGGTTTTTGGTCAAGACCAGGTTACAGGAGATCTCAATTCGGGTATGACTGCAAAACTTAAAGAAGGGCCAAAAGGATATAGATCACTTGTTGTTGAAATGATTCTTGCAGAAGGCACAGTTCTAAAGAGAGTAGTCGTTCCTAAATGCATGTTAGAAAAAGTTGATAAGGTCACATACTCAGATGAAGATGCCGTTGTATATAACTGCACATATAAAGCAGAAAAAGACAGCGATGGATTTTATCATCATGAATACTTTGTTAAAAAAGGAGAATAGTAAATGGAAGGATTTATTGAAGGCAAAACAGCTTCAGGATTCAAATATAAAATCAATAAGCGTCTAGTAAACGATTACGATTTTATTGAAATGTACAATAATTTTGCAAAAACCGGAATTGGAATGCCTGATGTTTTAAAGTACATGATTGGGGAAGAGGGTTATGAATCTCTGAAGGCATACTGCAGAAGAAAAGATGGCTTTCTTTCTCTTAAGAGAATGCAGTATGAAATGAATGACATTATGAATACCAAGATTGATGATGGTGTTGAGCTAAAAAACTTGTAATCCTCGCAAACCTTTTGCGAGGTTATAAGCACCAGATCATTTGTGATTTAGCTGAAACATATCATATTCATGACTTTATGTCATATAAACCTTCTTATGTTTATATTCTCATTGAAGGGCTAAGGGCTGATTCTAGACTAAAAATGGCAGTATCTGGGCAGAACACTGACAACGGTACTATTCTAAACGCACTTGCCGTTGATTATTTAGCGCTGCTAGCCTGGTCTAAAACAAAAGATGCCCAAAAAAATAAGAATCGTCCAAAATCACTCTATGAAAAGTTGATGAACCTTTCAAAGGATGAAGCAATTGAAGGATTTAACTCTGCTGAAGAATTCGAAAAAGCAAAAAATGAGATCTTAGCGAAAGGAGGACACTAAATGGCAAAACAAAACGGTACCGATTTAGGAAAAGCTTATGTGCAGATTGTTCCTTCTGCGCAGGGCATCAAAACCGCAATTGAAGACGTCATGGGCAAGCCTGTTGAAGAGCAGGCGGATAAGAGTGGTCTAACTTTTGGAAATACGCTTGTTTCTAAAATTAAAGGTGCTATAACGCTCGGCGCTATAGCAAAATTCATTGGCTCTTCTTTAACGGAAGGCGGAGCCATCCAGCAGTCAATCGGTGGTGTTGAGACACTATTTGGAGCAAGTGCTGAGAAACTTAAGAAATACGCTCAGTCAGCTTATAAGAATGCTGGTATTAGCGCTAACTCTTACATGGAACAGTCAACCTCTTTCGCAGCTGCTCTAGTTAAGTCTTGTGGCGGCAATACTGAAAAAGCAGTTGAAGTTGCAAACACTTCTCTTGTTGATATGTCAGACAACGTAAACAAGTTTGGGTCTAATATGGAAGACGTTCAAAATGCTTATCAGGGATTTGCCAAGCAGAACTATAGTATGCTCGATAATTTAAAACTTGGATATTCTGGCTCGAAATCAGAAATGCAGAGACTGCTTGCAGATGCTCAAAAGTTGACAGGAGTGCATTATGATATTAACAACCTATCTGACGTGTACAGTGCTATTCATGCTATACAGGAGAATCTAGGCATAACTAACACTACTGCAGAAGAAGCCAAGACAACTTTTGAAGGTTCTTTTGGAATGGTAAAGGCAAGTGTTCAGGATATGCTTGCATCATTATCCACAGGAGATAATGTAATGCAGTCTTTTAAGAACATGATGAGTTCGTTGGGTATATTTGTAGGCAATAACTTTGTACCGATGCTAGTGAATATCGGTTCATCATTTGGAACAATCCTTGGAGGAATAGCTGACAATATACCATCTATGCTTCCGGTTATTCTTGATAAGATACAATCCTTTGCTTCTTCTTTAGCAGCAAAGGCACCTGATTTCATTAAAAGTGGATTCGAATTATTAAATAAGTTAGCTGACGGAATCGTTTCAGCGCTTCCTGTTCTTATTTCTAAGGTACCGACAATTATTTCTACTTTCGCAAATATTATCAACGATAACGGCCCTACAATTCTCATGTGTGGTCTTCAGTTAGTCGGTAAGCTTGCTATAGGAATTGTACAGGCAATTCCTACGCTTATTCTAAACATTCCTAAGATCATCACAGCAATCGTGAATGTGTGGAGTGCGTTCAACTGGATCAATTTAGGTAAGATGGCAATTACCGGTCTAGGAAATGGAATCAAGTCGTTATTCGGTTTTCTGAAGAACACAGGTAAAGATACAGTTGAGACTGTGTTGATTAATGTTATGCTTCTTCCTGAAAAGTTAAAGGGCGTAGGTGGCAAAGGTATTACCTTCTTAGCTAACGGCATTAAGTCCATGTTCGGGGCGCTTGGTGGTGCAGCAAAAGGAATCATCAGTGCAATTACCGGGGCCTTAACTTCACTCCCTTCTCATATGATTAACATTGGTAAGAATGTTGTTGAAGGAATATGGAAGGGTATCGGGAATATGGCTGGCTGGTTGACTAAGAAAATTGGCGACTTCGCAAGTGGAATTGTAAAGAACTTCAAAGGTTTCCTAGGAATTCATTCGCCTTCTGCAATTATGAGAGATATGGTCGGAAGATTTATTGGCGAAGGTATTGGTGTCGGAATTTTAGGTTCATTTGATACTGTCAGAAATGACATAGCATCATTTAATAATTCACTTGTTGATGAATTTAAGCGAAATGACAGTTTTGGCTCATTGACAACATTTAGTGCTGTGAAAGAAGTCAAAATGCAGCTAATTAATGAAGGATTTGATGGACAGTATTCTGAAAATAGAAAAAGCGATATCTATCAGACAATCAATATTACAGCACCTGATGCTGTAGATCCTTCTGAAGTATCAAGACAGACAAGAAACGCTAATAGAGAATTGATTCAAAGATTGAAGGGGGCGTGATGATTTTTGGAGAATAAAGAATATAGAACGATCACATGTACTAACTCGAATGGATATTCAATAATCTTCACTGAGACATCACTGTCTCCTTTTGTTATTACAGATTGCGACGGCTTATATAACATAATATATAATGTCAATCTGCAAGAAAACGGAAATTCTGATGGTGCATCAATATCAGGACATACAATGAAATATAGAAACATCGTGTTAGAAGTTGTTGATAATGAGCGCTATGCCAATCATAGAGAGATGCTTGACAGGCTTTTCTCTCTTGATGGCACGCTTGAATATGATGATGGTGTTCATAAGAGAAAGATTGATTACACTGTAGAAAAGGTTACAGGATTAGATGGTACATTCTATAAACGCACTCATCAGATATCACTTATATGTGAGAATCCTTATTTTACTGATATAGAAGATAACAATGTCGTAATGTCGTCAATCATCCCATTATTTGAATTTCCTCACGAATTCGTAGAAGAGGAAATATCAAGAATAGAAAGAGTGCAGAATTTGGAAATTGATAACCAGAATGGTTCTGAAACAGGTATGACTATTACTATCGAAGCCCTAGGGAGTGTCTTAAATCCTTCAATTTCTATACTGGAATCAGGCGAACATATGACTGTAGGTATTTCTGGTAAAAAGGATTTCACATTAGAAAATGGTCAAAAACTTATAATCACAACGCTTGTGGATAATTGTCATGTTTATCTTTTAAAGAGCAGGCAAAAAGAAGAAATAAATATGTATCTACCTTCATCTGCAGATTTCATAAGACTGCAGCCTGGAACTAATCATATAGGATATACTGCAGAATCAGGTGAAGAAAATATGACTGTATCAATCTCATTTAGAAGAAACTATGTGGAGGCCTAATTTATGATCATAAGAATCTATGATAGAGACATGAATTTTCTGGGTCAGATTGAAAATATTTTTTCTCTCCAGTGGAGGCGAAAATACACTTCATGTGGTGAGTTCGAAGCGCATTTTCCGTTAACTGCATATAATGTGCAGCTGCTAAAGCTTGAGAATCTTTTTTATCTGAAGGGTAAAAAAGAGTGTGGGATCATTGAAAGTATTTCAATATCCTATGACAATTCAAAAGAGATTGTGATCAAAGGAAGATTTGCATCATCATATTTCTATAGAAGAATTATAAAGGGAACATACAATTTCAACGGGCGTGTTGAAACATCTATGAGAGAGCTAGTAATAAAGGCAGACATTCCGGGGGTTGTGTTAGGCTCTGATAATGGTTATACAGAAAAAGTCAGTTATCAGGCTACCTACAAAAATATACTTACTTATATTGAGAAGCTGTCACAAGCTTCTGATATAGGTTTTCGTTTAAGGCCGGATTTCGATGAAAAGAAGTGGATATTCGAAACATTCAAAGGCGTTGATAGATCAGATGGTCAGTATGATATACCACGTGTAATCTTTTCGCAGAAAAACGGAGATATTGAAAAAGCTGCATACAGTGCTAATTCAAAGACATATGCAAATGTGTGCTATATCGGAGGTCAAGGCGAAGGATCAGCAAGACAGATAGAGATAACAGGCAGCACATCTTCCACCGGGCTCGATAGAAGAGAGATATTCATCAATGGGTCTGATATCTCTAAAGAAAATATCAGTGATTTTGAATATAAGAACGCACTCATTGAAAGAGGAAATACAACGCTTAACAGCAATATGCTTGCTGAATCATTAGAAAAAGAAGATAAAATCAGAGGGAATTACAACTATCCTTCTGATTATGATCTTGGAGACATAGTTACAAACAGATTTGAGTATTGGGGAATGTCTTCAAATGATAGAGTTACGGAGATTAATGAGGTATACGAGCACGGAGTAATGAAAGTTGTGCCTACATTTGGTACGCCTCTCCCCTCGACAATAGATTGGAGTGATAACATTTAATGACTACAGATGAATATGGGTATCCGTTTGATTCATCAAACGGCGATAGAAGGATGTCAGCAGCTTCATGGCGTAAAATGCTAGGAGAATTATTTACTAACGGCATCTTTACAACAAACGATTTTTATACGCAGGCTAATAACAGCATGCAGATTACAGTGAACCCTGGAAACACGTTCATCAAAGGTGCTTTCTTCCCTTTAAATGAAGAGAAGGTGCTTACTATTGATGGCTCTGATGGAACATATGATAGATATGATGCAATTGCATTAGAATTCAACTCTTCAGAAAGGAAAATTGCTTTAAAGGTTATTAAAGGTAGTGCTGATGGAAAGTGGCCTTCACCGAAAAGAACAGATTCTGTATATCAGATTTATGTTGCAGTGGTTCATGTCCGCAAAGGCACTACCACTCTTATTCAAGATGATATAAGTGATACAAGAAGTGACTCCTGGTATTGTGGGTACGTTACATCGACTGGATCACAGGAAAGATTCGAGCGTGAGTTGTCAGCATTAAAATTAAAAGTAAACGAGCAAGAAAAAAGTAGTAAATGGAGCAAGTGGGTATCATGTGGAAGGAATGGCTGCAATGTGGAACTATTCTACAGATATAATGAAGCGTTAAGTTTAGTTGAGTTAAAATGGGACGGTTTAGTAAATCAAATAATTGGTAACAATACAATCGGTTACATGTGGGAAGGTTTTCCAGCCGATAAGTCACCAAAAGGGAATACGTTCATTACTGTTCAAACGCAGAGCAATGATTTAACACTCCGTTATTATCCTGTTACAAGTGATATTACAGCGAGCCATTGGACGTTAACGGCAATGCATGGAACGGTTTCAACTGCTTATGTTTGTGGCAAATTTATCTATTCATATGCTTAAAAAAGAGGTGATTAAATGGTTAAAATTATTGTAAATATTGACGGCAAACCGTCTCCTAATAGTTTTGAAGCTGGAAATCAATGGGAGAACCTAGACCAGGAAGTAACCTTTTCTTTTCCTGAAGCTTTTTCTAAACTGTATAAATACGTAGTTGCTCGCACGTACAAAGAGGATACAAAAGAAAATATTACCAGAGTCTTTCCGCTGGTAAAAAATAAATTGGTCATTGGATCGTCTATTACATGTATACCTGGGACATGGTACCTATATACATTATGTAAATCGTCTGAAGTTAATTTGGATACCAAGACAATTGATCTTCGCGCACAAAAAGGTGAGCACATCAGTATTTCTGATGTGATTGTAGCAAAAGTAAATGCTAATGATATTGATGCAGCCGCGATTGAAAACATTGAAATTGACCCAAATATCAAAATTCTGTATGACGAACTTTTTGATTTTAAAGCTGAGCTTGAAAACAATGAAGCAGCTAGGCAGACAAACGAATCATTAAGAAAGCAAGCTGAAGTTTTGCGTGTAAACGCTGAAACTGAAAGAGCAGAAGCAGAGTCTGATAGAAATGATACTGAAATCATTCGAGTAGATAATGAAAATGCCAGAAAACAGGCAGAAGCTGAAAGAGTCACGAATGAGAATCAGCGCATTAAATCAGAGCAGTCTAGGCAGTCTGCAGAATCGTCTAGAGTGTCCGCTGAATCTACCCGAATTGAAGTAGAAAAAACAAGGGTTAATGCAGAATCTCAAAGAGTTAATGCTGAATCCTCTCGTGTATCTGCAGAGTCAAAACGAGTTGAAACAGAAAAAGCAAGAGTTAACGTAGAATCCCAAAGAGTTACTGCAGAATCATCAAGAACATCTGCAGAGGCTAAGCGTGTGGATGCTGAAAAAGCAAGGGCTAATGCAGAATCACAAAGAACTGCTACCGAATCCTCTCGTGTATCTGCTGAATCCAATAGATCATCTACAGAAAGGCAGAGAGCAGAAGCTGAAACGAGCAGAATCAATGCTGAGCAGTCTAGAAGCGATGCTGAAAAATTAAGAGTATCTGCAGATGCTAAAAGAACTACTGATACAGCTACCGCATTAAAAACTTTAGAGGATGCAGTAGCATCAGAGAGAGAAAAATACAGTCAGCAGTTTTTTGAAAATTACTTTGCTTTACAGAGAACTGGGAAAGTATACACAGTCAAATTCCCCAAATGGGCAACAAGCCAGATATCTGCTGGTGAGAAACTTGATGACAATAAAGGATTAATATGTGAACCTTCGACTAGAACTATTAAAGGGCATGATGATTATGAGTCTATTCCTCTATTCAGAACATTCGATGTTAACGCCTACGTTGATGATGATGGTGTTAGACATGTAAGTGCGATCAAGGGAGATCGCAATTATAGGGATGTTGGCGAAGTCGATGTGTTCGTACTTGGCATGTCGTATTATGAGCGACATTATGAGGATGATAAATACTGGTACTATAGCCGTACGGATATGCCTAAAGAAGGATTCACTATCGCCAGGGAATGCATCAATAAGGATGGCTCAATTCAACCATTTGGGTTGTATGGTAAATATGTTGCTGGATTAATCAACAAAAAACCATATTCATCAAAAGGGTTGATGCCAATGCGATACTATAGTGGCAGTACTTCAGAATTTGGATTCAATAGTGTTGCTAATTCTTTCTTTGATATGCCTCAGACTATGGCAAAGAAAGGAAAATATTATTCCGGTGGAATGACGTGTGACTATAAGTACATCGCAACTTCGTTCTGGCTGAAGTTCCCTACACTCAACTTCCAAAGCGTAATGAGTGGATGCACTGGATATAGTGGTCAGTTTACTGCGTCAATGCAGTATTCAGACAATCGCACTTATTTCCCATTATCAAAAAGCAACGCGGAAAGCATCAAGGTTGGTAGCTATGTGTCTGTTGGCTATAAAGCAAAAAGTGGTAATTTGCTATCAAATGATAGAGCATTTTCGACTATGCATGCATATGCCGATGATGTCAAAGTGTTAAGAAAAGAGGATATTGATGATAGCAATGTGGCAGTATATCTAGATGTTGAAACAGGATTCAATACTATGCCTGTTTCTGTTACAGATACACTATCAAGCGATATTATGATTTCGACAATGCACTGGCATAGTGGATATAGCGATGATATTCTAGGCCGAGACGGTGCTCCATGTGATTTAAAAGGAGAATTGACTAATGGTATATATCCTGCATGTATTCAAGGCATTGAGTGCTTTGTTGGCGGCTATGAAACATACGCTAACGCATTCATGAATATATTAGATGCTAACCATCGAGAAGTGTACATCACCAACGATGCTACGCTGATCAACACTAATGCTACTACTATGATGAATACATTTAAGAAATCTAAGTATACTATGTCAGTAACTACTCCATCTCAGTGGAATTACATCACAAAGGTTGATTTAGATTTAGAGAATGGTGCATTTATTCAATCCGAGGCTGGACAGAGTGGTTCTTCTTCAGCAACAGGATATGCTGATGCAGTGTATTTTGATAATGGAACGAGCGGTCAGCGCGAGTTTCTCGCTTTCGGCACCCTCGGCCACTGGTCTGCTGCCGGATTGTTTTACTGCTCTGGCAACGGCGGCTTGTCGAGTGCCAATTGGGGCATCCTGGCGCGCCTATCTATCAACGGGGTAGGGGGTGAATTGGCTACACAGTAGCCAAGAGGGGCTCTCCCCTCATTATTTTTAAAAAAATAAGGGCTTCTGATTATGCGCTGTTTGTTTCTCGCTTTCGGCACCCTCAACAACTGGTCTAATGCCGGATTGTTTTACTGCAATGGCAACAACGGCTTGTCGAATGCCAATTGGGACATCCTGGCGCGCCTATCTTTAAGAAAACGAAAAATCAGAAGTCGTACCTAAGTAGGACGCTCACATATGAGCCTTTAGCAAACGCTAAGAATAGCATGTGAAACCAATCCACATAGTGGTGTCTATGTGAAAGACATAGGCAGAGTCTAGTAGAGAAACCGAACGGCTCAAATCATGCAAAGATAGATTTTTAAAGCTATACGCTTTTTATATATTAAGGAGTTAAATTGAAACGATATCTAAGTAATTTCAAAATCACAGAACAGATGATAGAAGATGCAGTATATGATTGTCTGAACGCCACCGGAAACTCTAGAACACGATGGTATCGAATGGATGTAGCATATTTCATTGCTGATTATATGATACATCTAAACATGTCTAAGCAGAATCGTCGTACTCTTGCAGTCAAGGTACACAATTATATCTGGACTCATGATGATTTTAGGGTGTATTTCAAAAGTCTTATCAAGAATATATCAAAAGATATATATTACGAGATTGTAAACAAAAACATCCAATTAGAACCTATTAATTATATTCAGAAGAAGGATAACTGCAGTGGCAAAATAAGAAACATCGGCATAGCATCGATTAAGCAGCAGATATATGACCATGTATGTGTTATTGCTTGTCACAATATGTTTATGAATAAAATCGGAAGATACCAATGTGCATCTATCAAATGGCGTGGACAGTCATATGGCAAGAAAACAATTGAACGCTGGATAAGGAAAAATCCCAAGAAATGTCGTTGGATATGGAAGGGTGATATTAGAAAGTTCTATCCTTCTGTTTCTCATAGAATAATCAAGAAATTATTAAGAAGAGACATTAAGAACGATGACGTTCTATACGTTCTCTTCTTCTTGATTGACAGCTACGGAGATAAAGGATTATGCATAGGCTCGTATCTATCTCAGTTTCTTGCAAATTACTACTTATCATATGCTTATCATTTCCTCGATGAAAAGTGCTTTAAAACAAGATGCAAAAGAAATGGCAAGATTACAAATGTGCGATTGCTATCACATCATTTGTTCTACATGGATGATATCATCATATTTTCTCCTAACAAGAAATATCTGCAGATGTGCATCAAGAAACTGCTTAAATATCTGCAGATGAATCTAGAGTTAGAAGTGAAGCCAGAACATCAGCTTTTCAAGTTGGATTCAAGGCCTATAGATATGATGGGATTCAAATTCTATACTTATAAGACAACGATTAGAAAAAGAATCTTCGTCAGAATAAACAGACTGATTTCTAAATATCGCAATCCCAACAGGATTATGACTCTTGCTAATGCTAAGTCAATAATGTGTTATAAAGGATATTTAGAACATTCTGACTCTAGAAAGTACAGAGAAAAGCACAAATTCGAAAGAATCGCGCTTACGGCAAGGAGGGTGATTAGGAATGCAAACAGCAGTATTCACTGAGCATCAGCCAGCATATAGATACATGCTGGTGGATGATAACAGAGCAGATGTATTTATATACAAATATCTGCAAGATTACAAAATAGAAGAATCGGACGATGTAGCATATGTATATCAGTTCAATTCATTTAGTGTTGATCCAATGACAATCACAGAAGCAATGGTTACTGCAAATTCTTTGGATTACATTAATTATGAACCAACTGAATTGTCTAAAACATCTGATGAACGAATTACAGAATTAGAAAGTACAGTCACTGATCTGCAGATGGCGCTATGTGATATGTTCGAAAATATGGAGGGATGATAGATGGCATATACTTATATTATTAAAACGTATGCTGACTTAGTCAGAAAAGGTAAAAAGACCTTAGGCGCTATTCCTGTTGAAAAAAATGGGCAGCCTATCAGAAGTGAAGTAGAAAAGTTATTAAGAGAGGTTATGTAAATGAAATTATACGACACATCATTAAAGTATATGGATGCAGTTAATGCAGTTGGAGGCACTGTTGTAGCGGTATTGACTGCAGCGTTAGGCACGCATTGGTTTCTATTTGTAGGATTTTTAATTCTAAATATTATTGATTACATTACAGGAGTTAGAAAGTCAAGATTGACCGGCAAAGATAATTCGGCAAAAGGGGTAAAAGGGGTATGGAAAAAGTTAGGATACTGGCTAATGGTACTTGTTGCTTTCTTGGTTTCAGCAATCTTTATCGAAGTCGGACAAACATTAGGAATTGATTTATCTGTTACTACATATGTCGGCTGGTTCACCTTAGCATCGTTGATTGTCAACGAACTAAGAAGCATTCTAGAAAACTTTGTGGAATCCGGTGACAACGTACCATCTGTTTTAACTAAAGGCTTAGAAGTAGCAGAAAATGCTATTAACAAAGGAGAATAATTATGGAATTACAGGACACAATCGAACTAATGAACAGTGCTGAATACAAAGACAGATTTAAAGCAGAATACTGGCAGGCTAAAATCAGATATGACAAATTAGATGATATTACTGTTAAGTACGAGGCACGTACCTTGACATTCATTCCTAGATGTTCGCTTGATCTATTGAAAGAGCAGAAAAAGCATTTAGGTAATTATATTCGCACTCTTAAGATTAGAGCAGAGATTGAAGGAATTGAATTATAAGAAAGAAGGTATAAAGTATGATTATTAATGTACATGGTGGACATAGCTTAAAATGTCGTGGAGCAAGTGGTTTATTAGACGAAGTCAATGAAGACAGAAAAGTTAAAAATAAAGTCATTGAGTTGTTAAGAGCAAACGGACATACAGTATATGACTGTACTGATGATAATGGAAAAGACCAGAATTCTAACTTAAAAGCAATTGTAAATAAGTGTAATAATCATAAGGTTGACTTAGATGTCTCTATTCATCTCAACGCTGGAGGCGGAACAGGTACAGA